TGATGGAATGAATAACGGCGACAAGGGTGGAATCACTTCGCTCATCAAACTCATCCGTCCTAAAAAGACGAAAAAACAGAAACAGGAAGAAGTTACGATGAACCCCATCATCTGTATCGGGAATTACCATATCGACAAGAAAATCAAAGAACTCATGAAGGTCTGTTATGTGTACGAGTTGAAAACACCGACGCCCGCGCAAATGTCGCAAATCATCGACATGAAGTTGCCAACCATCGACGCATTCATGCGGAAAAATATCATCGCATTCGTTCAGGGCAATCTGCGTAAGCTTAATGCGGTGATAGATATGAGCAAAAAATCGAATACGATACTCGCAAATAATATTCTTCACGCGATATTTCAGCCCAAAACCTATAATGAAGACATTAAAAAGGTAACAGAAAAGTTGATGAATACCGAATACATGATTTCGGATCATAATATTTTAATCAACGAAACTGATCGCACCACAATAGGTTTGCTCTGGCATGAAAATATTATTGACTTGTTTGAAAAAATGCCCGTATCTGTAAGCGCACCTTTTTATAAGCTTGTACTCGATAACATATGCCAAGCGGATTACTTCGATCGTATTACATTCCAAAACCAGATTTGGTTATTTAACGAACTCTCATCTCTCATCAAGACGTTTTATAACCATTATTTGTATCATAAATCATTTCCGAAAAAGGCGCGGTTTCACCCCACTGAAGTTCGATTTACGAAAGTTCTTACAAAATATAGCACCGAATACAATAATCAGCTTTTCATACAGAATTTGTGTATTCAACTTTCGATGGACCAAAACGACTTATTCACATTTTTCATGACGCTAAAAAAACAGTATTCCGAAGATGAAATTCCGCGCATTTTAGAGATGTATGAAATTACAAAATTGGATGTCAATCGGATTTATCGATATTTAGACAAATATATGGAAAAAACGGTTGTTGGCGGAGAAGACATATTCGGAAGCGGCGGCGGCGGGGCTCTTGAACATGATATCAATTATGATTCGATTATATGCGAATGAGCGAATGATCCGCGCACACACATAAATGCGATGTAATCTATGCGTTTGATTGATGCCGAAAAGATATTATCAGTATTTAGAACTAATTTCATTCCCATGGGTGCTTCGATTTCGTTTGATTCAAAGTATCGTTTGGTTTTAGACACAGATGTAGAATGTATTTCGGTGAATCAGCCTAAGAACATCACAAATACTGCTTCAGCCCGTAAAAATAAAAAGAGCGAGCGTGATGACGCAATCGACGGCGGCAGCGGCAGCGGCAGCGGCAGCGGCAGCGGGAGTGACAGCGGGAGCGACAGCGGGAGCGACAGCGGGAGCGACGACGAAAACAAGATTTATACCGTGAAAATAACACCCGACGTTGTAAGTTACATACGCAGTTATCTCCGTAAGAATGAGTTTTTAGACGAGTTTGACTTGATTACTGAAATCGACCTTGATAATTATGAACATACTCCTGGGACGGCACTCGTTTTCAATTCAGATTCGATCGTGTATAATACAAATAATCAAACAATTGAAGCTATTGGTGAATGGGAGTATCTTCCGCCGGATAATGATGAAACAAAAGTGAAATCAAAACCGTCAAAGACGAAGTCTAAGTCTAAGTCTAAGAGTCGTTATGACGACAACGACAGCGATGACGACAGCGACGACGACCGCGATGACGATAATGAGTCTCGTCGCAAATATAAATCGAAAGACGATGATCTTCCTGTAAGTGAAATCGAAAATATCCTCAAGGAAAAATTCGATGAGTATAATAAAGGCCATGAGTTCATAATCCATGAATCTAAGAATAGTCTTCTTTGTTTGAAGATTAATTCGGTTGAAATTGTTAAGGCATAAATAATATCATCGTCGCCGACGTCGTTGTCGTGGTTCATTATGATATTATTATTGTGGATAATAGATTAGACGTAAATCGTTTCGGGTTCGGTCACGGTCGTCGCTGGTGCTGGTGCTGGTGCTGGTGCTGGTGCTGGTGTCGTCGCACTCACCGCTGCCGCTACGGCTGCCGCTTGAAGCTTTTGTAACGACATATAGTTATCATGAAGCACATTATATTCCCGATTCAATCGTGCTATTTCTTGATCACGAGACGTTACATCATTTTGTAATGCTTGAAGAATATCAACAATCTGTTTGTTATTCAACGTAACCGGTGATTGGCCTGGTTGCTGTAATACGATATTACCGCCGCCTCCTGTTGCCGCCGCATCTTCCGCCATCTTTGCGCGTTCTTTCTCAAGCTGTAGGGTTTGCGCGATAACGTCGGGTTTCATTTCAGGACGACCCGGTTCATATTTTTCCAACAATCCCTCCAATTCGTTCATATAAAACCGACGAAGATCGTTGTCTTTAATGAAATCCATCACCTTCTTCGGCGAATCTCTCACCACATCCGGATTGGCATTTACAAGCAACTTGCGTTTGTCGAATGTGTTATGCTCATGTGAAAATACGAGAATCACTTTCATCGGGTCGAGTTGAACAAATGGGACAGTATAATCTTTCAAGAACGCTCGCTCTTCCGCCAAACAAGCATCGTCGTTGTAACGATTATTCTTTATCAACTTCCGCTTAAATGCGAATGTTCCCGCGGTTGCGTGATTCGGGCCATACGGTCCAAACCGCTTCATCTGTTTGATATGCTTAAAATAAATATAAATCTCACTCGAACCGGCACATAATGCGTCTGGATGAGATACCAACATTTCGACCGCGTGAGAGACGCGTTTTGGCGGATAATAGTCGTCGTCATCCATATACACCAATATTTCACCGCGTGACTTCTCATGAAGCAAATTCCGCTTCGCTCCCAGCGTCATTTTCGTATCATATTTGAAATACTTAACACGTGGATGTGATGCGATAAGATCCTCGATTGGGTCGGTCCCATCATCAATAACAATCCATTCCATGCGGTCATGAGGATAATCTTGTGCGTTGAAACATGATATCATAGCATGAATAAATGGTCTGCGATTGAAAGTTGGAGTACAAACACTGACGAACGGGTATTTCTTGAAATACGCTGGGCTCGATTTTTCAACAGAGGTCGCAGACGCAGACGCAGACGCAGACGCAGACGCAGCTGCCGTCGCAGACGCTGCTTTACTCTTTCCACCCATATCGTGTAAATGTGAATATAATAGCTTTTATACGTTATTATTTATGTCCTTTCTATTCATTCATTCATTCATTCATTACGGCCCCCAATTTTTAAGCGAATTAAAAAACTCCATAATTCCTTGCCAGTAATGCGTCAAATACAATACAAGCAACATCAATATCACAATCGCCGCGACATTAATATCCAAGTACTCGAATGCGTAATACATGAGCGTCAAATTAAAGAAGAAGAATATAATAGGAACGTAGCGAGCATATAATTCACGATATTGGTCCCAGTGAAGAAGCGGGTAAATAAAGAATGTACCAATAAACTGAATAACTTGTACAAAATAAGACACCATCGGGATTATACCTAGACCAAATCCGGTAAATAGTGACCATAATGAACCGCCTATAAACTCTTTACGATTGTCGGTTTGATTCACAACCATACCGATCACCGTTGTAAAAAATGGACCGCCCATCAACATAAAACCGACAATCAGTAAAAATACGAAAGGCATCAAAATAATCAATAATGGGGCGATTGCGTCATATAATTCAGCCGGAATCGCGTTAGAAATTCGCGTAATTTGTTGGAATATATAAGACAACATCGCGCGATCCGATGAAAATGAAAATATGAATGCGTTATTAATCCATTGCTTGAATCTCGCTTTAATGAAATCCCAATTCAAAAGATTCACCTTTGTAACACCTTCGTCCACGCTATCATTCACCATGTCGATATCATCTTTTGTCAAACAGAACCATTTAAACACGTACGTATCAAGCAAAATCGCGGCTTTCAAGTAGATTTTTTTAGATGTTTCGATTTTGGGGTCATCGGCAATACCGCCAAATTTATCATCACAGTCGGCATCACACGACGTATATTCATTCGTATAACAATACGGCCATTCATGTCGGTCTGTCGGAAATAGTTTATTTAAATTAAGGCTGTTTTTTTTAATGCTTTCGGGTGCCGAAAAAAACATGATATTCACGCAGATTACCGAAATAATGACGGTTTCGATAAATAGCGTCAATACGCTCAACCCGAACTCTTTAAGTGCTGCTAGATCGAATAAGGATTTCGGTTTTACTTTTTCCTTTTTAGGTGTCGCTTCCTCCTTCGTATCTGCGTCTTTTTCTTTGTCGGAGCCGAACATTCCACCGACTTTGCTAAAAGTGCTACTTTCTTCTTCATTCTCGCCTCCGCCGCCGCCGTCGTCTACATTTGTTTCTTCATCATCCGCCATCGTATCGTATATGTATGTATTCAGGTTATATATACGATATAATAATAATTTCGCGACGTTTCGCGACGTTTCGCAACGTTTCGCGACGTTTCGCGACGTTTCGCTACTCACCGCGCGTACATCAGACCGCAATTCCCCGATACAAATGTGAGTACGTTATACCGCTCCTCCAATATATGTAGGTCGTAGTTATACAAGTAAATATTCACATTCGGCTTATTCATACCGATAATCTCTCGAGTATTGGGATTACAAATCACTTTCACTTCCGCCGCAGAGTCGAGAGGCGGATATATCGTCGAGAGTTCTAGCTCAATCTGATTGAACTTGCTCATATTGATCGCGCCACTTGGCTGGAGATCAAAGGGGTCGGAATTCAGGCAGAAATTGTAACAATATATCCCCGGCTTCGCGCTACCTTTTGTCCGCGTATATTTCTCGATGTAGTTATACACTCCCGCATCAAGTAAATTCTCTCGGTATTTGCCGTTAAGCGAAATCCCCATCATCTGTAAAATATCGCGCTCATTCTCGGATTGAAAGTCGCCGGTAATATGGAGTCCGGTGAGTCGTTTATCGCGCGGGTTAATGCCGGGTCCAATCCCGTTCTTCGGGCCATTTTTATCGAAGAAGTAGCGGTCATTCGCGAAAGCGGGGTTCAGATTCAAAGAAATATCGGTAGTCTGGCGGATATCTTCACTAAAAGCGGCCGGGCGCCAATCATCGTCGATGGGTGCGGGGATAATATCATACGGAAGATAGTTATACGGCCAATTCGTATAATTGCTCCATTCATTTCGCATATTGACATCGCTGCGCTGAAAAAAGAGCGTCCATGACGCCACCATTCCCATCGAATTCTCGATTTTGAGTTTCTTATTCCCGGTCACATCGTTGAACACCCAATCATAATATGATTTTATCAGGTATTTCTGTTGATTCGCAGCAAAGACTTTCGATTCTTCATCCGAGAGAAAACAATACGTCGCCATCAAATGAACATCGGCGTTCCAATCTGTGCGCAGACTAGGATAAGAATCCAGCGATAAATCAATACTGGGCGGCGGATATAAAAATCGCCACATCTGGTGAAGGGGGTTCGTAAAGTCGGGTTGAACCACCGGCCAGAAATTTTCTGGATCACCTACATCACGAATCGTGAATAATTCTTTCACCGGTCGCAGCGTAACATCGATTTGAAGTTGGTTATACTGAAGGCACACAAGCGGAAATGCCATTTTCGAAGACAGCGTGAACCACGCGTTTATGGGGATGTATATTTTACGCCCACGGATAGAGGGTTCTGCGCCAGCGACATTCGACGTGCGATAGGCATTCGGATATTGGTTGAGGCGCGCACCCGAACAACCCGGATTGTATAGCTCGGGTACATGACCCGTCATTTGATTATATAACTCGCGCTTTGTAGCGTCGAGGTCACGCTCTAGAATCGCCATAAGATTATGTCCGGTGAAACGCTGGAGTGTCATTCCACCAACCGATATCACGATCTCCTTCACCAGTTGGGTTCCTAGGTTTTCGATCCACCGAAATTCATATGGCGCCCACATATCTCCCACTCGGGCGGGCGGATGAATCGGGCTCCAAATCGACGGCAGCGTAACACATATATATGTATCCATCAATAATTCAGCATATCTCGGAACGTAAAACGTGAATTTGGATTCTTCCGTCATACGCAGTTTCTTCTGCCCGTCAAAATCAACTCTAAACTTTTGAAGACCGAAATTCGTATATTTAAGATAGGTGCTTTTGAAAAACGACTTTTTGGGATTACCGTTTAAAATAACATTTTGATTGCCTGTAGCGACCAGATTCAATAAACCACCAGTCATTTAGTATTTTATTCGTTGGTTGTTATTTGTTATGTTATATATAACTTTATATAAAAATCTATTATTCTATTATTTTATTATATATAGCAAGAGGAATGAAAGAAAATCAAGTAGAATTCGTGTTTATAGGTATTATTATTATCGTTTTCGCAACATGGAAAATATCAGAGATGATTAAAACCAGATGTTATGAATCGATGGCAATACGGGAAGGTTTCGAGGCCGCGTCGAGAGATGGGGAGGTGGCAGCGGCGGCGGCGGCGGCGACAGTATCGACAGGATCGACTGAACCTCAACTTATGAACAAATTAAAAGATATACTCAAAAATTACAATAATACAACCGAAACGCCAGCATTATCCACCGAGAATTTTACAATAGAAACGCCCGAAAATGATATGACGGTGAATCAGCGTAAAAAGGCGGCAACAATACTTGATGGTTTCAAGGCAGGCACGCCGCCTCCACCCCCCGTCGCTGCGCCCACAACCGACAAGCCAATCAACGCAGTAAAGGAAGGTCTAGAAAATCCCGATGAAAACGCTAAGGCATCCATCGAAAAAAATATCACGTCCATCAACCCTCAAGACAGCCAAAGTAAATTCAAGTTACGTGATTATTACATCAAATCAGCGTACAACGCATTCAATCCCGATAAATTTAAGAATTCGAATGTAAGCATGGATGCGTTTCTATATGTAATCGCACGT